GTCGTCTGAGGCCACAATCCACGCCTGAAACCCACCCCCCTACCCACTGTGACATCGCTATCGAATCGATAGTGCGCATCATCAAAGCCAATCTCTTGATCGAATAGCAGGCACGCTTACCTGTTTGTGCATGCCATTGCCCTTGCGCCCATTGCATGAGCGACATAGCACAGTGAGTACACCACGTGGATCACCACCACTACCCACACTGTGTACATGATCAGCAGTGAGGTCATGTGCCTCATGCCCTGGTATCCCATAGCCCGGGCACCAGTACCCATACGCATGGAGGTGGGCATCCACCACAGCACGTCTCCGTGCGCGTTCCCCCTTGTCCGTATGGAGGTCAGTGCGTCCCGACTGTGCCATCAGGTGGGCCAACCGCACCGCGCCCGCGGTTGCCAGAACCACCGACGGCGGTCAGCGAGCATGTCATAGGGTCTGATCTTGTATCCGACCATGACCAGTGACCACCAGATCCAGGCCATCAGCGCTTACGCCCGGTCCTGTGTGCATGGGCCTTCCTGTGCAGGGCACCCTTACGGGACATGGCGCTCCGTGCCACATGGGTACGGCCGGCATTGCTGATCCGGGCAGCCTTGCTCTTGCTCATGCCCTTGCTGCGCAGCTTTCGGTAGACGTTCTGCCTGGACGTATACACGAACCCGAATTTCCCACCCTTGGCGCTGACCATGGCAATCACCTCCATATCAAGGATCCCACCATGCACGAAAGCCCACCATGGGGATGGTGGGCTTTCGCAACCGCACGGGGGCACGGTGAGGTCAGAGTAGCAAGCCGGCCGCACCGTTGAGGATGTCCTCCGGAGTGGGTACGGACGGGCCCTCCGCGGTGTGGATGGTGGGTGCAGGCCGGAAGCGCACGTATGTCCAGCTCTGACCACACTCCGCGCAGATGAGCGAGGTCATGGGCCGCTCTCCGAACGTGGACACGTCCAGGAACTCCCATGATCCGCACCGTGGGCACTCGATCATGGCTTCAGTGCCCGACGCGCCGGACCCTCCATTGGCCGATTCGCTCTGGTGGGCTCGTGGATGATCCCGAACGCTCCGTCCATGAACCCGGCCAGCGTGGCGAACCTGTCCGGCCACGCGCCGGGCACCTGAACGGCCATGGTTTCCCAGGCCCAAGTCTTCCCGGCCCCCACATAGACCGCCACCGCCCGAACGGGACCACGACAGGCCCGGACTGCCAGGGATTCTTTCACGGCGCCGGGCTTGCCTGTAGCGCCGTGCGGGAAGCATCCGCGCGCATAGGTGATGTCTACGGACCAGTTCAGACTCTCTGCCAGATCCATCAGCTTGATCACGGCGTCCTTATGTGGTCCAGGATCATCACCCGACCGACTGCTCACCTCGGGCGCCGGATAAGGCTCGCGCTCCACCACTCCTACGCGCGGTCCGAGTCCGATCCCGCCACCGGCATAGTCGTTGCCCAGTGACGGGTTGCCGTAGTCCCGGCTCATGACATCGGCCAGAGGTAGGCCTGGGCCAGCGTGTCCAGCTCCGCCTGATCTAGCGGGATACCCGCATCGTTCGCGTTCTGTTCCTGCTTACGGGCCCACTCCAGCACCCGGGCCGGCGGCTTGTCCAGGTAGTCCGACGCTCGCACGAGCTGAGAACGAGTCAGCCAACCGATCACCCTATTACAGGTCTTGTCCCCACCCGTGCAGAGCAGGCCTCGCACGTGACCACTGATGTGGTTGTGGTCGATACCGAGTCGGCGGCTCCCGCGCGCCTTCGGGTCATCGGGGTGAATGCCCTTGGCTTCGCGGCAGATCCAGCACCGTCCGCGCTGTGCGACGTACAGGAGCCGGTAGTCCGCCGGCGTGATGTCGTAGATATCCAGCGCCTTGGCGTAGAACGCCCGCCAGGCCTTGACATGCACGGCAGCCATGCCGGCCGGCGGTGTCCAGAGATCGACGGTGGCAGCCATCAGGACACCGGAGCTTCCCACCGCAGAGACGCATAGTGCTGGGGCTGATCGTTGAGATACTCCCTGCGGACCGCGTAGACAGTCCAGCGACCCGGAAGGTGAAGGTCCGAAGAGAGCCACAGCGCATGAGTGACTACAAGAGGAGCAGGCTCGGCATCTGACAGAGCCACCTCGGCTAGCAGGCGTTGCGCCTGATCGGCGGTGACCGGCAGGTCGATAGTGTGTTCCATCTCGATCACGACTGATCCGCCGAGATCCGGTAGAACATCCGCTTGCGCGTGCCCTCCCGATCCAGGATCTTGACCGTGACCGGCCGCTGTTCGCGCTCCAGCAGACCGGCGTTCGCCGCCCGGCGGATGACGGCCACCACCGTGACGGGCTGAAGATCCACATCCTTGGTGACCTTGGTGGCTAGCTCCCAGCCGTCCAGGAACTCACCGTGGGAGCGCCGGAGCAGGCGCCAGGCCTCGGCCCATGCGGGGCCGAGCTTGGCGCCTTTCGACGGGTAGCCCGGGGTGATGTCCGGGGCCTTCAGCGTTGTAGTCATAGCTGCACTATAGCCCACGAGCATGACCGGTGGCTACGACCAACTCACACGCAAGGCAGTCGACCAAACTCAGGTCATCGACCAGCCGAGCACGCATCGGCCCCATGTCCTCGCCGGTGAACAGACAGGCTGAGAGCCACGCTCCCGGCTCTCCGTCCTTCAGGTGGACCAGTGCCGGCACGAGGACGTCATGAGGCTCCCTGGACGATCTGACGTGGCGCACGAGGCCTGTGCGGATCATCTCGTTGATGACCACGGACAGATTGCGCCCCGGCCTCCAGTGACTGCCGATAACGGAACCGGTCGGCGCTAGCCACCGACCGGCCCTGTTCCGGTAGGGCCGGGTACCGCCCTCCAGCGCATACATGACCAGCGTGACGTCCGTGTCCGTGACGCCGTGCTGGAACCGTTGGGCCGCCCGGAGCGCAGTCTCGGCCGCGGAGTGACTGGCCGCGCGCATCTCGAACGCCTGTTGCGCAGGAGCCTCGGCCTCGGACAGCGCGATGGCGACCAGGCAGCGGGACTCATGGAAGGCAAGGTTGCCGAAGAGCCGTCGGCACCCGCGGCACTCCTGAAGCTCTCGAATGGTCATAGGCCAACTATAGCACGGGTATCCACGTATACCCGATGACCCTGCCCTCTGCTTTTTGCTGAACGTAACAGCCAGGCAGGCGGGACCGCCCCCGCACGATCCGATCCCCGGTGGCCGGCTCCATCGTGTGAGCCGTGCCGGTCAGGTACATCGGCCACCGTGTGACCGAGTGGTAAAGCTGACCATCTCGTGGACCACCACTGAGCAGTACCGACGCCAACCGATTCATAGGGTCGAGATTAGCACCCCCGATCTCACGCTCGGCCAGGCATGCGCCGCCGTGAGGCTGGTGGTAAGTGGTAGTGGTGGTAATGATTTCCGTAAGTGACTCTACTTCTACGCGAGATGAAGGTCTGATTTGTACCTTTTTACCAGAGCCACTTACGGATTTCATTAACATCGTTACCACTTACCACCAGCTCTACGACGCAAAACGGGGCAGACCCGACATGAGTCTGCCCCGTCTCGAACGCACGTACTACGCCTGGTCAATCCTCCACAAACCGCCCACCTTGTTGCGGCCCGTGGAGCGGATCACCAGCGACCGCTCGTCCTGGTCCGTGACCCAGCGCCCGAGCCGGTTCCGGAGCCAGTATCCGAGCGACTTGCGGCCCGCGGCCTCCGAGCGGGCCAGCTTGTCCAGGACCACGGACGGGAGCCAGTCCCGGCCCGCCACCACGAAATCCCCCACGTCCGCGCTCTCCACTCCGTCCAAGGCATCATTCGCGGTGAACTCCCGGTCCCCGAACCGGTCTCGTAGGTGGGCCAGGACGGTCGAGGTGTCATCGTCATCGCCGCCGACCGCCGCGCGCTTGCCCGACTCCTTGTCGAAGTCTCCGGCCACCCGGCACGCGGCCAGGATGCCTGCGACCACGTTCTCCCACCGCGCGAACGAGTCGGACTGCGGTCGGCGTACCTCCGGCATGCCCTGGCTCACCCAGGCCCTGATCATGACCAGCAGCGACCACAACAGTTCGTTGCGGTGCTCACGCACCCAGCCCTTCAGATCGGTGATCTCGAACTCTCGCGTCTCCGGGTTGGCCATGTTCGGATCGATCATGATCAGGATGGTCCGCCGGACAAGGTCCCCGCTCAGCGACAGGTTGTTGCCCGTGACCACCCAGACCCGGTCGTTGACCGTGGTGATCATCCTGTTGGTGCCCAGCTCCCGGTCGCTGGTCGCCTGGCCTGCCGTGAGTAGCCCGGCCAGGGTGCTGCTCTTCAGCACGCCCGTGACGTTGTCGATGTGCACGATGGGCGCCGATGTGCCGGACAGGATCGAGGTGGTCTGCTTGCGCCACTCCGGCTCGTCCTCGGGCACTTCGGAGCGCAGCACGCCACCGTGCAGAGCGGTGGCGATGTCCGCCAGCAGGGTCTTGCCCGACCCGGGCTGGTGCGCGCCGATCCCGAACAGCTTGTAGGTCGGCGAAGTGATCATCCGCAGCATGGGCGTGAGCAGCAGGCCGAGGTAGTTGGCACGGTCGTCCTTGGTGGCCCAGGGGAAGCCGGTCAGCATCCGGTCCAGCAGACCCACGGCCTGATCGACTTCGGCATCCGTGGGGGTTGTAGGTACGGCCGGCACGTTCACCCCACGGTCCGGCAGGAACAGATATCGCGACTCCTGGTCGTAGCCTGGCCGCTCCAGCACGGTGCCGTCAGAGCGCACCATAGGCGTCAGCGTGATCCCGGCCAGGCCGCGCAGCATCCCCATCGCCTCTGGGGCGTCTACGGCCCGCTGAGCGGCCTGGAGCGGGAACAGTGCGGGTACCTCGGTGTCCGGCTTACCGTCCTTGCCCTTGACCGTCTTGTAGCACGAGTAGGCGTACTGGATCTTGGCTGCCAGCTGGCCCGAGCTCACCGCCTGAATCTGGGCCGGCCCGTTGTCGTCCGCCTCCACCTTGGGCGCCACGTAGCCCAGATCGTTGACGAGCGGGGTGTGGACCACGCGACCGTCACGGCCGAAGAATCCGGACAGCCCATTGGTGCCGAGCTCGTTCTGGAGCCAGTAGGCGGAGTCGGCCGCGCTCAGGATCTCCAGACGGGCTACCCCCACGGTCGGCCGTGGGCCGGCAGGCGGACCTGCCGGGGTCGAGTCGCCACCGGGACCGGTCACCCCTCCACTTACGGCAGGGTCACCCGTGCCCTCGGCTGGGGCGCTATGGGATTGCGTGAGGGAAGTCGCAGACTCCACCGTCCACGGCTCACTCAGCGCGTTGCCGAACGCGGCACCGATGACCCCCTTGGCTGTCCAGTCCTTGCCGTTGTTGAGGTTCCACCCGTCCGAGTGGACACCGCCGGCCCGGAGCGCCTCCATGAGCAGGGTCACGGCGTCGTCTTCGGTCAGGTAGCCGCTAGCCACGAATCGGCCGAGCACCCTTGCCGCCCCCCCGAGGGCATTGTTGATCTCCCCCTCGCGAGCGGCCTCTACCGCGGCCAGCTGGCCATCAATGACCCGCTGAGCCTCGTCCACTGTCCAGTCCGCGGCGAAGTCCCCGAACGCGAGAGCGTCCTCGTCCAGGACGCTGCCCGCGGCCAGCGTGGTCACTGTCTTGACCTTGCGGACACCGCGCCTGGCCGTCACGTACTCGGCCAGGGCCACCAGCCCGGGATCGGGCTGGCCGAGGCTCTCGAAGCCGGCGGGTACCAGATCCCACACGTACGGGGTGAGTTCACCGTCGTTCGGCCCGGCCTTGGCCACCCGTTCGGTGGGCGCAAGGTAGACGAACCCGCGGCCCTCCCCGTCATCCTTGCCCGCCTGAAGGTCTACACCCTTGGCAGCCTTGGATGTCTTGGCGATGTGGGTGCGGCCGATCAGGGTGTGCTCGCCGCCGCTGGGCGTCCTGGCCGTCCCATAGGGGCGCGGGCCGAGACCCTTGGTGTCCCATTCTAGGTCCTCGGCCAGCTGTGCGATACCGGCGAGGCCGCCGTTGCGCGGGTCCACGTCCAGGACATCGAACGCGACCCCGGTAACGCCACAGAGGGCCATTCCGGGTGTCCAGCGGCCGATCCAGTTGTGGCTCGGTTGACCGGCTTTCGTCCGCTGCCAGGCGTCCGGCAACAGGAACTCCCCGCCCCTGTCTCCGTGGTTTGGGTAGGCCGAGAAGATCGGCATGCCGGCGTCCGCGAGTGCGTGTGCTATCTGGATGGCGTCTTTTTGCTGTTGTGACAGTTCGGCCACGTGTTGGTACTCTCCTGTCATATCCGGTGCGGACGATCAGGGCCAGGAGGCTTGCGACCTCCTGGCCCCTTCCGCGACTATCGGCCCTGGCTCGGTGCCGTGATCGTCACACGCTCCTTAGCCCGGGTTACCGCAGTGTAGGCCCACCTGCGGCCCTCTGCGATGCCCTCCTTGGAGCCTTTGCGTTTGGCCGTCATGGAGATCAACCCCGGCGTTTCGTTGACCACGTACACGCTGTCCCACTCGCTGCCCTGTGCTTTGTGCACGGTGATCGCCTGGGCGAACGTGGCGAGCATCCTCAGGCCCTTTCCGCCCAGGCCGCTGTTCTTGGCCTGCACCTGGATCTCCTGGCCCTGGAAGCCGTCGGCAAAGGCCGGGATGTCCCGGACGGCACCGGTCTCGGTCTTTACGCTGAGCGTCGGCCCGAGTGTGCCTTCCGTGACCGCCAGCACCTCGAATTGTTCGCCGTTGAACACGGCAAGGTCTTTGTTATTGGTCAGGCACATGATGCGATCACCGGGGGCCACGGTGCCTCCTGGCAGGCCGAGCCTGCGGCGCATCGCGGAGATCATCGCCCAGCGACGCTTATTGGTCCAGCACAGCACCTGATCATGCTCCATGGCCGCGGCAAGGCTGGCCGGCACGGTGTCAGAACTTGTCAATCCAAGAGACCCCGTGCTGGACTCCCGGATCCGGGTGGCCAACTCCAGCACGGGATTGTCCAGGGCCTGGCGCTGCACGTCGGTCAGTAGATGGTCCGGCTCGGCGTCCGTGTAGTACCCGCCGCCCTCCACGGGGGGAAGCTGGGCCGGGTCACCGAGCACCAGGATGGGCACGCCGTAGGACTCGATGTCGGCGGCGAGCTTGGCGTTCACCATGGACACTTCGTCCAGGACGATCAGGTCCAGCCCGGCCCACGGGCCGTCCGGGTTGAACTCGAACGAGAGCCGGTGAGTGTTGGCCTCCAGTTCGGGAAGCTGGGCGCGCAGCTCGCTGGAGCGTCTCTGGATGCTGGACATCTCTTCATCGGTGAGTCCCATGACCTCCAGTCCGTCCTGACAGTTGGCCAGCTCCATCGACGCGTCCACGAACGCCTGCCGCGCCTCGGCCGAGGTGGTCGGGAAGTAGATGGCGGAGTGGATGGTGGTCACCGGGTAGCTGACGCCGTAGCGCTGGAGCGAGCGGCGCAGGACGCTGGCCGCTTTGCCGGTGTAGGTGCCGAACGCCACGCGCTCGATCCCGAGGGCCTCGGGCACCCGGGCCGCGCTGAACGTCTTACCGGTGCCGGCGTAGCCGAACCAGCGGAAGACGTCGGCACCGAACGCCGAGTCCGGGACGTTGTGGAATTGCCTGGCGTCGTACCAAGCCTTGATCTTCTCCATGCCCAGGGCCTGCTGAGCGGTGAGGTCTGTCATGTGGTGGACTATAGCAGACCTAGACCCAGACTTTCCACGGGAGGGGATACACGTATTGCACGTACGTCCACCCGTGCTATAGTCAGGCTATGGAAATCCTCCACGTCACTACCGGCCCCTGCGAGATGCAGGCCAGTCCGTTCTGTGCCGGCACTGGCATCATCCGCCTGGACCCGATGTCCATGCTGGCCGGTGTCAGTCCCGCGTTCACCGTCTACGTGCCGTGCTGCCAGGACTGCTACGACGTCCGGGCAAACATGTTCGTGGCCGCGACGACGCGCGTCCAGGCAGAGCACGTACGGAACGCGTCGTGAAAGCTGCCTCGTCATTGTTCGTGAGTGCGGGCGTGTTCGTTCTTCTCATCGCCATCGCCAATGGCTGGGACATCCTGGGCTGGTTGGCGCTGGCCCTCGCGCTCATCGGCCTGATCATCCACCTGATCGACACGTTCTACGTGCCCGGCAAGAGTGATCCCCTTGACTGACCAGGAGATCACTTGGGCCGAGGTGGTGGAGTCGGACGAGATCTACTCGGCTAGCAAGGGGAAGTACTTCCCGGTGATCTCGTCCGTGCGCCTGAAGACCGGCAAGATGCGCATCGCGGCAAAAGGCTGGCCGGGACCGATCGAGATGCCCCTGGGTGCCACGGTGACCGTGCGCCGCGGGGCGACCGGCCAGGCCGTCGACCTGATCAACACCATCCTGTGGTCCGGACCCAACCGGATCGAGAGCGAGGACTGATGCCCAAGCAGCTCCTGGTGATCGCCGCACAAACCGTCAGCTATGACCACGATGGCACCGTGGTCTTCGTGGCTCCGGACGCGCGCGTGGCCTGCCGCTGGTGCTGCGGCCGGCCGATGGAAGGCCTAGACGTCTGCTCGCGAGTCTCGTGCATCACGAACGTGGCGTGGCTCCAGGCCGTAGAGACTGCGGTGGCGAGCGATGCCGAGGGCTGGCACGGTGACCGGCCGTGATCACCGTGCGGCCAAGCCGGGTGCCGTACGCGCCCGTTGAATGCGTAGGTCCAGTCCAGGCTCGGATTCTCGATCGGGTCGCCCGTTCGGACGCATACAACGTGACACCCTATGGCTTTCTGGAAGGCAGGGCGGTTCGTCGCCTGATTCAGCGCGGGATCCTTCGGCCGCTTCTGGGCTTTCCTCGGGTCTACACGCTGACTGCCTACGCCCATCACTGCAATTGGTTGGTGAACCGCTGATGTTACGTGACTACCAGGCCCAGGCCCTGACCGCCCTGCGCGAAGCCAGGCAGGCTGCCCCGGACGTGACCCGGCTGGCCATCGAGATGGCCACCGGCCTGGGCAAGACGATCACGTTCGCCGCGGAGCTGGACGAGTGGCTGAATCGGTCGGATCACCACCTGGACGCCACCGGCCTGCCGGATGATCGCGCCCTGGTCCTCGTCCACACGGACGAACTCATCCGCCAGGCCGTGGACAAGATCACCTTCGTGACCAAGGGCCGGTGGACCATCGGCGTGGTCAAGGCTGGCCGCAACGAGGTGGACGCGGACATCGTGGTGGCCAGCGTCCAGACCCTGATCCAGCCCGGCCGCAAGGAGCAGATCCAGGACGTCGGCAAGATCATTGTTGACGAGGGTCACCACGCAGTGGCCAAGTCCTATGTGGACATCCTGGAGTACTACGGGGCGCTGCCGATCATCGGGGCTTCCGGAATCGAGTATCGGCACGGCTTCGTCCCGGTCACGTTCTATAGCGCCACCCTGTCCAGGACGGACGGCCGCGGGCTGGGGTCAGTCATCCAGGACATGCCGTTCAGTCGCTCGCTGCCGTGGGGCATCCGGCACGGCTACCTGATCGACCTCGTGCCGTACACGATCACCATCCCGGGCCTGGACCCTGGAGCCTCGGACTCTGTCCTGGACGCATCCCTGGCCGATTCTATCGCCCCTGAGGCCGTGGTGGACGCATGGTTTCAGGAAGCGCGCTATAGCGGTGGTGACCCGGGGATCTGTGCTGACTGCGAGGAACGCGCAGGCAGTAATCGGCGTAGCGGCTGCGAGGGCTGCGAAGCGCATATGTTCGAGACAGTGGACGGTGCCCCCTCTACCGTTCTGTTCGCTCCCCTGGTCCGTTCGGCCCAGGCGTTCGCGGACGCGTTCAATACTGCTGGCGTGAAGGCCGAGGTTGTGTCCGGCTCGCACGGGGACGAGCACAACCGGGCTGTGCTCGCTCGCTACGAGTCCGGCGTGACCACGGTGGTCTGCAACGCCATGAAACTCACGGAAGGCTGGGACAGTCCGCGCACCATGTGCGTGATCGTGGCCAGGCCGACCCAGTCCGTCCCGCTGTTCGTTCAGATGATCGGGCGCGGGTTGCGGCCATGGCTGGACGCGTCCGCGCCGGCGCGCGAGGACCAGCGCTGCGTCCTGCTGTGCGTCCAGGGCACGACCACCACGGTGGCCACCGTGGTCGATCTGTCGGACAAGATCGGTGAAGTGCGGGACGGTCAGAGCTTCCTGGCCATGGAGGACGAGTGGGACCTTGGCCGGGACATCGAGCCGGACGAAGACAATGCCTACCGCGGTCCGGTCCGCGTGGAGCAGTGGGACGCGATCGTCCAGGCCAGCAGTAAGGCGTGGAAGTACACCGCCGGCGGTGTCCCGTTCCTGCCCACAGACCGCTTCGACCGCGGTTACGTGTACATCGTCCAGACGGTGGCCGGGTGGGAGATCTGGTCGCGGATGCACGTCGCCGGCAAGCGGTCGCACAACGTCCGCCTAGCTACGGCGCCGGACCTGGAGCTGGCCATGGGGCTGGCCGAGGATGAGGCGCAGGAGCGCGGTGGGGACATCGGTGCCCTGTTGGCGGACAAGACCCGACCGTGGCGCAAGGCCGTGCCGTCGGAGGCGATGGTGGCCGAGGCGCGGCGCCTGCTGGACGAGTCCGAGGTCAAGAAGATCCTGAGTAGCAAGGCGTCCGGCAAGGCGGGGAAGTTGTCAGACGCCATCTCTAAAGTCAAGGCGTCTAGGTTCCTGGACCCCAACATCGAGAAGATCAAGGAGCGAGCGAGAGCATGAGATATCTGCTGGACAGTGATGACGATGGGCACTGGTACATGATGTCCGTTACCGACGTGGAGGCGTTCAACGCCTACGTATTCGAAGACGGCCCGGAACCCCCGTCGCTCATGCGCCTGGCCGGTCACCCGAACAACGTCACATTCGAGGCGCCGCTGGAGTTCGGAAAGCCGATGGTGGAGTCATGAGTGAGATCCCCATCCTGGGCAGCATGACCCGGGTCGCGTATGTGAGCACGGAGCATACCGGCGGACACATGGACATCAATTCAGCCCAGGGTGCGATCAAGTTCCGCACCCAGCAGCCGGAAGGCGTGGTGATGGAGGTGGCCGGCAGGACGTTCAACATCTCCCGCGAGGGCCTGGCGCTGGTGGGCCGGTACTTCCTCGCCGCCGCACTCAACTGCGGCGTGGCGGACATCAACGAGGGTTGGGACCAGCCCCAGTTCGGTGGGCAGTCCCGTGAGTGACTTCTACGACGATGCCGAGGAAATAGAGGCTCCAGCCCTCGGGCCGATCTTCACAGCCACCTACGAGTCCGATTGTGGATCCTGCGATGACCCGATCGTGCCGGGCGAGGATGCCCGTTCGGATGGTCATGGGGGATGGATCCATGCCGACGATCAGTGCGAAAAGGTGGCGCTGGCACTCCGGCCCACCCGTTACCCGCCGAGGCAGATCGCGTGCCTGGACTGCTTTACCTATCACGCTGGGGAGTGCTTGTGACTGACCTCGTTCCCACCACTGACGATGACCTGGACGGCTTCTACGATGATGCCCCGGCCAAGGCCGTCTACGGCCTGAACGCTCGCTACCGGGGCCGCTACGACTTCCCGGCGCCCCCCGGCTACGAGATCCCGAAGGGTCAGCGCGGGTTCATGCGGATGACCAACCTGGCCGCTGCCTTCAGTGACCAGATCCGGCTCCAGCACTGGCGCGAGCGGATGCTACTGCTCGGGCTGCGCGCGGACGAGGTGCTGGTGGATGAGCTGTTCGCTCAGGGCCTGGAGACCATGGACCCGGACGAGGCCAAGGCATGGCTGGAGGAACACGCGGACAAGGCCGTGGACGCTGCCGGCGGTGGCCAGGGCGCGCGCCGCGGGACGGCCAGGCACACCATGCTCCAGGTCTACAACGAATCCGGGGTGATCACCGGGAGCCGGACCATGCGCCTTCAGCTGTCCAGCCTGTGGAAGGCGCTGGCCGAGCACTACCTGGAACCCATCCCGATGATGGCGGAACGCCGGGTGTGCAACACCACATACGGCGTGATCGGCACCCTGGACATGGGCGTGCGATGCACGCTAACCGGCCAGATCGGCATTCTGGACCTGAAGACCCAGCGTCGCTTCTGGAGCTACCAGGAGATCGCCGGTCAACAGGAGGGTTACGACTCGGCCGAGTGGATGTGGGAAGGCCCTGAGGACCCGCGGGGCGAGTGGGTGCCGGCGCCGCAGTGGAACCTCGTGGGCCGGCCCGGTACGGAGTTCGAGGGGCGCCGGGTGGCGCTGCTGGCCCACATGCCTCAGGCGCCCGGACCGGAGCAGTTGCCGGTGGAGTTGCACGAGGTGGCCCTGGACTACGGCCACGACGTAATGGTGCAGGCTCTGGGCAATGTGCGCCTGCGTTCGCTAGGTGCCAGCGTGGCGAAGGGGCGCCGGGTGGGCTGGGTGCGCGAGCGGCCGATCTCGACGCCGCTCTTGACAGCCCGGCTATAGCCGGGTAAGATTAGCCCATCGAGAGCGAGGTGATTATGAAGCGCGAGATCATCTGGACCTGATCCCTGCTCACCCCGGCCCGGCGGGTAATCCGGGCACCCGAAACGGAAGCAGACACAGAAAGAGGACGCACAGCATGTCGGACACGACGAACAGCACTTCGCAGGACGAGTTCTTCGACGACGCCGCGGAGACCTTCCCCGGCAAGGAGGACCTGAAGGATCGCCTGGTCGCCGTCTGGGCCACCGGCCGAGGCCAGGAGAAGAACACGGAAGGCAAGGTCTACCCGTACGTCACCGGGGTCACGCTGGTGCTGGACGATGGCCCGAACGGCTGGTCGCCCACCTCGGTCAAGGACGGAGATACCGTTCCCAATCTGGTTCCCTCGGTCGCGGATGAGGGCCCGCAAGAGATCGCACTGCGGTGGTCCACGTCGGGCATGGTGTCCCGGCTGGACCCGCGGATCGGCAAGACCACCAAGCCGATGATCGGCCGGATCAACTCGCGACCCAACAAGGTCAAGGGCCGTTCCGCCTCGTGGTCCATCGCGACCAAGACGGACGCGGATCTGGCCACCGTCCTAGAGCACGGCGCGGCGATCAAGGCCATCACGGCGCGCATCGAAAAGGAAGCCGTGGCCGCGATCGACGCGGAAGTGTTCAGCTAGACCGTCCAGTAGGCGCGATGGTGGGCCGCGCGTTCCCGTAAGGGCAAAGGTTCTTCGAATCCCCACCACCACCATCCAGTCGGAGGCCCGGTTCGAGGGGGAGCCGGGCCTCTGCCGTACCCGAGAGAAGGGGCCATGGCAGAGCAGAGAATCACGATCGGGTTCAACCCGCATGACCTGGACGCGTTGACCAAGGCGATTCAGCGCGGGATGGTACCCAAAGCTTTAACCGTGGACCACGAGGGCGCAGAACCGGTCACCATCACCACCCCGGACGGCCGATCAACCGCCGGCAAGCCATCCACCACCACCACGCGGTACCTGTTCTTTGACGGCGACAACCAAGAGCATTGGGTACCGTCGGTGCGCGCGGGAAGGGACCGGGGATGGCGCCAGGCTTTCTTCCTGCCCGGTCGATGATGCGCGGGCTGGAGTACCTGACGGACCGGCCGCGGTGCGAGTTCCTGGTGCCGATCCCGATGGGGACCAGGATCGGCCGGTCGTACGGCAACCGCATCCGCAAGCCGCGCAACAACGATCGCCGGTCCAGTATGGACAAGACCGGCCAGGCAACCAGGGCGCGCCAGCGCACGCTGATCATCGCCACCTGGGGCCCGGTGTGTCACATCTGTTGGGCCAACGGGATCACCGACCATCGGGCGATCATCGACCTGGAGCTGCCCTGGCCGGACCCGCGCTGCTTCACCCGTGATCACGTGGTCCCGCGGTCCCAGGGCGGCCTGAGCACCATCGAGAACCTGCGGCCGGCCCACCATCAGTGCAACCGTGACCGCGGCGATGGGCCGATCGTGTTCGAGGTGGCATATGCCTAAGCGCAAGAGTCAGCTCACGGGACGGGTCCAGGCGCCCGCGGTCCCCGACAGGATGACCCGGCGCTGCCCGAAGTGCGACGCTGGTCCGGGGAACTCGTGCGGCCGATGGAGTGAGATCCAGGGATGGGTAACTTTCAAGAACCCTCACAAAGAGAGGTAGAGCGAGGATGACGAACGGCATCGACATGAGTAAAAGCTCCTGGGAGAACCCGGAGGGCCACCAGCCCCGGGAGCGCACCGAGCGCGCGCCCGCGCCGGAGCCTGTCTGTGAGGCGGCCGGCCCGGACGGCTGGGTGTGCGACCTGAAGCCCAACCACCGCGGCGACGTTCATCGGGCGGACGGCGGACCCGACTGGCCACGGGGTGGGATCGTGATCGACTCACGCTATGCACCGGACGTACCGGCTACGAGGAACGAGGCGCCGTGGGATGTCGAAGGAACCTGGGACGAGGTCATCGGCCAGGTCCGGCGTGTTGCGGGTAAAGCTCTGGGATCCCAGGCCCCCGCGGCGTGGGCCGTCGCGCTGTCCAAGATCGAGGAGATGACCCGTGGCTACTGAGCTGATCCGTCGGCTTGAAGACGTCCGGCCCGGGGACATCTACCTCGGCCCGATCGGTGGCTGGGTGGGCCTCGGCGTGAAGGCCGGGGAGCTGGCCGTGGACGGCGGATTCCACGTGGGCCCCTTAATCGTCAGCCACATCGGCATCGTGGTGGATGCTGCAATTACCGAAGAACCGTCGCCACTGTGGCCAACAGGTTTACTGCGCGCACCCCGCCTGGCCCAGGCGATGCCGGGTGGCGCCGAGATCGTGGACATGACGTACGCGCAGCACTGGACGAAGCAGTGCGCGTACGCGCGCCTTCCCGAGGACTACCCCGGCCAGGCAGCGGACGCAGCGGCCATCGCGCGCTTGATGGTAGAGGCCGGGGTGGGCTACTCCTACGGCTCGTACGCTGCCCTGGCCGCGTGGCATTGGGGAATCTCCACGCCGAAGCTGGAAAAGTGGATCGGGCGTAGGCGGCCGGAAGCCATCCCGTTCCCGGCCTGGACTCCGAGCGTTCCGGTCGGGGCGAACGTGGCCCTTCCCGTCGAGGCCATCTGCTCGGTGTTCGCGGACCAGGCGTGGAGCCTGACCGGTAAGAAGATCTTTGAGGATGGCCGGCCGCACCAGTGCGTCACGCCGAGCCAGCTTGGTGCGCGCCTGTTGATGGGTTTGCCGGGCGTGGTGTGGGGCTGGCCGGCCATCACGCCGTACCCCTAGACAGCACGGCTATAGCACGGGTAGGATAGGTGCATGGAACACAGCGAAGTAGCTCAGGTGCTGGCAGGGTTCGCGACCGGTGGCCTCCTGGCTATCGGTCTGGCTCTGACTGTCGGCCGCGTCCTGATGGATCGCTGCTGGGCGCGGCAGGACAAGCGCTGGGAGCGACAGGAGAGGGACGAGCGGTAATGGCAATCATCAAGGTCGAAGCGACCAAGCGGGGACCCGTCAAGGAAGTCATGACCGTGGTCGACGAGAACGACGTCGACATCAATGATGAGGATGACGTGACGGAGCAGTGGTGGGTCGCCACCTGCACGTGTGGCGTCTCGGGCACGGAACGGGGCAACTTCGAGGACACCGTCCAGTACGCACTGACTCACGTCAAGGGGGCACACGAATGATCGCGCAGACCTACCCGCTGTACACCACTCGATTCGGCCGAGATCTTCTGGTAGTCGGCTGGACAGCTTGCGGCGAAGACACCATGTATCCAGTCCTCGCACCGCTGGACATTGCCGGCCGAGCGACCATTTGCAGGGGTCAGGACTTGATCTTCCGCTTGGGGCGTGAGGTCTACCCGAAACCGGCCGAGGCCGTGACCGAGAGAATCCCGGCGCCCTTCCCTCGGATCGAGGGGATCCGGTAATGACCGTGGAGCTGTGGGCGCTGGCCGGGCTAACCGTCCTGGCCGGCGCCCTCTGCGCCTGGGCCGGCTTCACGGGCCGGCCCGGACAGGTCTCCGGAGTGCATCGTGTCGACGGCGAGACGCGTCCCCTGCAATGGCATTGGATCGATGACGATCAGGTCCAGCAACTGCGCGAGCCTTCTCGTCGCTGGTATGACGAGAACCCGTGGCCGGGTGACGGTCCGCACGGCTGGGGTGATCTTAGGTAGCCTATTCGACCGCGGGCCGGGCCTCGGAAACCCGGCCCGTCCAGGTCTTGCTAGCCGTGCTATAGCCGTGCTAAGCTCTGGATATGAACATGACGCAGGAGATGGCAGACATCATCGGTACCGCGGCCGGCGACCCGGGATGCAAGATCATGGCCACCGGCCTCGAAGAGGACGAACCGAAGGCCTACGCGTCGGAGCTGTTTCACTGCATTGACCAGGTTTTCGTGTGTCACATCGGCGGCGTCCTCCGCGCCACCGAGCACGGCGTCATGATGCGCCGTGCGGCCATCGACGCCGGAGAGGTCCGGGCATGAGCAGGCCGGTAGCTGTGGACCTGTTCTGTTGCTCCGGTGGGGCCACTCGCGGACTCCAGCGGGCCGGGTTCTACGTGATCGGCGTGGACAACAAGCCCCGCCCGAACTATTGCGGTGACGACTTCTTCGAAAAGGACGCCCTGGATTTCATCCGCGGAGGTCTGCGGGGGGTGGATCTCGTCAGCTCGTCTCCACCGTGCCAGGAGGGTTCGGCGTTGATGTCCGGAACTCACGGCAATCGACCCAACCCGCATCCGCAACTGGTCCCGGAGACGCGTGAACTCCTGGCCCGTACGGGCCTTCCGTTCTGGATAGAGCAGCCGACGTCCAATCGCCGGGGCCTCATTCGACGAGACCTGACCCTGTGCATGGATATGTTTCCGATCGAGCCGCCTAGGGTCTTCCGGCATCGCTCGTTCGAACTGTCCGGCTTCACCGTCCCCCAGCCCCAGCACGTGAAGCACACCGGACGGGTTCGCGGATGGCGACACGGGGTGGAGCACGCGGGAGACTACGTCGCGGCCTACGGGTCCGGCGGGGGCAAGGCCACCGTTCCCGAGATGCGGCACGCCCTGGGCATCGACTGGACCGACGTGCGTGAGGAGCTGACCGAGGCGATTCCGCCGACCTACGCGGAGTACATCGGCCGAGAGTTCTTGCGGCAAGCCGCCTAGCCGTGCTATAGTAGGCCTAGACAACGAGCGAGGGAGATCCCATGAGCAAGCTTTCCACCGCCTGGACCGGTGCCGTGGCGTACGTGTCCCTGCTGACCGGCTCCGGCCTCAGTGTGGCTGGCAACGTCGCGGACACCTTCCGGACCCGCGGCGAGGCCACGGACGGGCTGGACATCATCCTGGCCGGGGCGTGGCCCATCCTGGTCATCCTGACCATCGAGATGTTCGTGAGCCGACGGTGGGCGCCGTCCCGCGGCTTCCAGACCCTACGGTGGTTCGGCTGCCTGGCCATCGGCAATCTGGCCATGCTGGTGTCCTGGCTCCATCTGCACGATCTGATGGCCAGCCGTGGACAGCTGCCGCTCGTGGCCATGGCCGGGCCGCTGGCCATCGACGGCATGGCGATCATGGCCACCGGCCTGATCTTGTCCACCCGTGGCCGAGTGGCCAAGCCGTCGACGGCCACCTTCACACCGGCCGCTGTCCACATGGACGGAGACATCGACCTTGGTGACACCTGGACACAGCAGGGCATGGACGAGGCCACAACCCGCGAGGCCACGCTGTCCCGGCTGGACGCTGAGGACGAGGCCTCCCTTGCCCGCCTGGACGCGTCCCTGTCCGAGAGTGGATGGCTGGCCAGGCTCCGGGGCGAGCTGGACAGCCCGGAGCCTGTATCCGCCGTCCCGGTGTCGCCGGCGCCGCGATCGAACGAGGTCAAGCCGGAGAGCGTTCCGGCCGACGCCGCGGAGCTGATCCTCGCCTGGATGCAGGGAGGTCTGTATCGGCCGTCCGCCGGCGACGTGGACAAGCTCCTGGCCAGTGAGTTCGACCGCGAGGCCCGGACCATCCGCCGGTGGCGGTACGCCCTGAAGGGCTGAGCGAAGGATCTAGGCCCGGCCCCTTGCAGAGGCCGGGCCTAGCCGTGCTATAGTAGGTCTAGCAGGAAGCGCGGGGGGCGCTATAACCCCTGAGGATCCGAACAGACCACCAGCCCAGGAGGCGCAATGAACAAGCTCAACACCCTGGTCAACGGATCACTCCCCCGCACCTTCTACGTCAACCCGGGCACCGGGGCCGGCATCTCCTGCACCGTGCTGGAGAGCGACGATGACGGCTCGTTCCTGATCCGGCTGACCGATGGCGCAGAGGGCTGGGTCACGGCCGGAGACCTCTACTTGGAGGATGAGTCGGGCCGCTACCTCGGCGGACCGCGGTAGCCAAATCACTCGTCGGCACTGACCGGCTCCCGGAGCCGCTCCCGGACGTAGGCCTTCAGGTGATCGCGGTCGAAGAGCTGAGTGTTGCGGGCGCCGATGCCGACCCAGGCCGGGAAGTCGGATCGCCGCTCGCGCCACCGGGTGATCGTCTTCAGCTCCACGCCGGCTTCCTCGGCGTACTGCCTCAGGCTGATCCCTGCGGGGGTGGGTGGCTCCGAGCTGGGAAGATCCTCCGTTTGACCACCACCTCCCCCCTCCCATTCGGCCATCATCGCGGCCACGTCCGGCACCGGTTTTCCGCTGGTCGACCACTCAATCAGCCGGGCCGTCGAGTCGGACGCTGTCTCGTTCTTCAGGTCCACGAACGGCACCTGAAACTCGCGCAGGACATCACCCACCACGATGTGCCAGCGGCCCGGCTTCTGCCGCTTCACGGGTGCCGGCTTGATCTGCGAGGCCAACATCCGCCAGGCATTGCTAGTCGCTCGCCCGAGGATGCGCGCGCCAAATGACTCGCGGCCCTCGGGTCCGCCGGTGCTCTTGGCGGTGAGGCTCTGACCGGCCATCAGGACGTGGAATCGAAGCTCACGGCCCATGTTCGCCAGGTTGGCCAGCGCGGTCAGCGCCGGACTCATCATCGGGTCCTCGGGACCCTTGATCGACTTCCAGTAGGCTCGGAGGCGGTTGGACGCAGTGTTGATCTCCTCCAGTACGACCACCAGCGGATCCAAGGCGGCCGAAGCCGCATCCGGGTCCGCGGCGCTGGAGACCAGGCGTGCACGCCTGAGCAGCTCCCCATCCATCCAGATCAGGGCGTTGTGAAGCTCCTCGGCCTCGCTGGCGTAGAGCACGCCCGGGACGCGCCGTAGCCACATGTGACTGACGAATTTCGCGTCCAGGACGAGGACGCCGTATCCGCGGCGCATGAACTGTGCGATCAACCAGGCCAGAAGGACACTCTTGCCGGCGCCGGAGCCGCCGTTGATCAGGGCGTGCGGACTCTCCAGCAGGAGCGAGAACAGCTCCACCCGGCGCCGAGGGCCGTAGCCGATCATGGGCGCGCTGTCCTCGGTGGCCTCAGCGTCGGTCAATGCGTCCGCAAAGGTGACCATGGCTGGAGGCTTCGGCGGGACACTGAAGGACACGGACGGCTGGGCGCCGTGCAGCGACCAGGACGGAGCCAACTCCTCCAGATTCAGTCGAGCGGCCACCAGCCTGACCAGCCTGGCCTTGTCCCCTTCTTCACCAATCCATTCGGGCGGAAGGTTGATGGTGATACCGGCCTCGTCCAGGTCACGGAAGTTCTCCGGCAGCTGGACAGTGCGGTGCCCCTGGCCACGGACACTGCGGCTCTTGGTCACCGCGGACACACCGCCGGCTAGAGGCTCGACCACGTCCCGCCGGAACTTGCGTGTCCGCCAGGCGGACCGGACGGACGGCACGATGGCCAGCAGTGTCCCGGTCACGAGGGTGGACACCAGCAGCCAATGACCGGCCAGCCACAGCCCGGCCAGGACGGGCACGGCCATGACCGGGACCCTGGCCACGAAGAACCGGCGATAGCCCGGCCACAGCTGAAATGTGGTCGCGTGGCCAGATACGTCCAGGCTCATCGTGCCGTACCGGAAGCCGGTGGCGTCCGTGTAGCGGTGCCCGTTCAGCGGCCGGCCGGAGAACCACCGGTAGAGATAAGCCCACCGGCCGTTGAAGCCGAGAGGTAGCGGGTAGTGCTGGGCATGATACGGCTGGGTGGGATCGCGCATGGCTCTAACCTATCGCACGTCCGTCGTATTCGTTAGACGTGCTAACCTCTGCGTCATGGCGAAACGCGCAGGCATGGTGACCGAACTGGATGAGGCTCTGATGGTCTGGTTGGAGGGCCACCACATCAGGCCCAAAGACGTGCGAGCCTGGGGCACCGAGGCCAAGGTGAACGACGTGACCATCCTGACCCTGGAGGTGATCGTCTCGGGCGTGGACGAGATCGGACACTCCCAGAAGTGCGGCCGGCCGCTCGGCCACACCGGGGAGTGTTGGCCGCTTGGAGGTACGCATCCGGTACCGAGCGGTACGACCCTCTGGCCTGCTCGCGGCGAGCCAGGCCACATTGCCCCGGAGCGCATCGACCTGACCGGCTGGAGCGAGGCCGAGATCGAGGAGCTGGACCGTACCGGGGTTCCGCCGGAGTCCCGGCGATGAGCAAGGACATGAGCGCTCCGAACTGGTCTCGCACTCTGAGGCGTCTCCGGCGCTTAGCCGAGGAGTTACGCCGACATGACTTCCAGGTGATCGAGCCACCGGATGTGGAGCTTCCGCCGAGCAAACGCTACGCCCAGAGCGGGCCGCCGGCCGGCGTGGCGGTGGTCGTCGGTGAAAGCGGACCGGTGCTACTGACTCGACCTGGACAGACCATCGTTCGTAAGCTATAGTAGACCTATCCCGGATGGGGCCGGACGCGATCAAGGCTCCGGCCCTTCCCGGCCAACAGGAGGGCCTTCATTTATGTGCAAAATATGCGTTAGCGAGGGGCGCATGACCCAAGAAGAGTTGGACGAGGCCAACGCCAACGGAACGGATGCCGCCGACTTCGCCGCCGCGCGCGCGCTCCTGGACGGAGACCGCGCGTTCCTGGACGGAGACCCTGCCGTCATCCTGGCCGCGATGCTCGCCGGCGAGTCCCGACTCGACCCCGAGGCCGAGGCGCAGGCGGCGATGGACGAGACAGCCCGGATTCTGCTCGCCTCGGTGGGCCAGAGCGACGAGAAGTACGGCAGCCCAGAGACAGCGGTGGAACTGTGCGAGGCGATCGACCGAGATGCGGCACGGATGATGCTGAAGTGCCAGCCAGCCACGATCGCCATCAGCCTGGCCACCATCACGCGCCGGTACGCCGCCCTGCTAGGGCAGTGGGCCGAGTTGTATACCAAAGCGGCCATCGGTGACGATGACACGATCGACCTGGACGCGGCTCGAACCGCCGAGGCGAAAGAGGCCGTGACCCGCGCGACCGGCTCGGACCACAAGACCGGCATGTACCTCTGACCTGACCATCGCGAGGGCCCGGCTCTGACCGGGCCCTCCACCCTTTGAGCGAGGGAATAAAGCCATGAGCATGCTCTACATCGCACTCGGCAGCTTGGCTGCGCTGGTCCTGGTGATCGCCTGGGTCCCGCTGAAGCGGTGGGTCGCCAAGTGCCGGCGGCGCCGGGGCGGCGTCTACCTCTGGCGGGTCGACCACCACCTGAACCGATCGCGCCGGATCAACGGCTACGTAGGCGAGACGGTCTCGTTCTACTTTCGGGCCAGGCAGCACATGGGCACCAGCAACTACGCCTTCGCCGGCGGCAAGCGCGTGACCACCGCGGTCAAGGTGCCGGCCCAGGCCTGGTCCGACCTGAACCCGGTCTGCCACAAGGTGATCAAGTTGCCGTGGTGGCTCTGCTGGAAATGGGTTCTGCGCCCGCTGGAGACGCTGGTCATCCTGTGCACCTGGCCGATCTACAACGACGCCAAGAACCGGTGGAACCCGCGACGCATCCCCAAGGACATCGCCAAAGCGCAGCGCGCCACCCGGGACGGCTACGGGGCGCCGTACGCCTTCCGGACCGCGGTGGCCCACGGCAAGCGCTGGATGTTCCGGGCCGCCGGCGTGCTCGTCATCCTGACCGGCCTCGTCGGATGGGCGGTGACCCGGTGATGTTGTCATACGTCTTCTCTGCGATCGCCATATCGGCTTCGGCGGCGAGCATGGTCATCACCTACCGAGACCATCGGAGGACGAAACGCAGCTTTGACGAATGCGTTCAAATCTACGCGGACATCGAAAAGCAGAGACGAGAGCGTGAGCAGGGATGAACCGCGAACTGGCACGCAAGCGACCGGCCAACGTGCCGGCCGCCTCTCTGCCGCGGGCCGAGATCATGACGGCCACGGTGCACGGGAAGGCTGCCCTGCTGGCAGAGATACACACCTTGGCGCGCCGTGGCGAGATCGGCCACACCTACGACTTGCGGCACACGGCCTCAGGCTGGGCCGTGAAGGTGATCCGGATCGCGGAGCGACCTTCCTGGTGGTCGCGAAACGGCCTCAGGGCGTCTGTGTGGTCCGTGGTGGGCCTGGGCGCGACTGCGGGGCTGGTGATCCTTGTTCGAGCCGTGCTGGTCCTCTTGGCTGGCGCGTTGCCCTACCTGATCGGCGGGGCTGTACTGCTGGGCCTGGTCTCAGTCCTTGCCGGCCCACGGGTGATCAGCGTCGTGCAGCGCGTCGACATCCGGAGGTAGACACAGAGAGACCCCGGCGACCACCCGAGCGAGGGTAGGTGGGCGTCCGGGGTCTCAGTCTGTATGGAGTCAGTCCGGCGGGGCCGGCGGGACTTCCACGGTAGTGATGATCGATCCCTCGGTCGTGACCTCTGCGCGCGTCGCCAGCTCCTTCTGAAGGTCCATGAGTTGAGCCAGGTTGCCGGGGTCGCACGTGATCGTCAGGGTGCCGTCCATCGTGTTCTGATCCGCGATCAATCGCTGGGTCAGCATTAGACGCGCTCCGGCCAGTGCCAGGTATCCGACGAGTTCATGCCGTCCTCGGGCACCGATGCAACCACGTTCGGTCCAGTGACCGGGAAGGTAGTCAGCGTGATCAGGGTTTCGTCCTGGATCCTGCTGACGATGGCCGCTACGCATTCCCCATCGGGTGCAGCGTAATGAACCACGCGGCCCACGCTCGGCATGGTCATCGATTGCGCTTCAGGTACGCCGAGATGAGGCCGGTCACCATACCCACGCCAGCCACAGCCACCAAGGACCACCAGCCGGTCCAGTGCGATGTGTCCAGGTTGGCCAGCCAGCCGAGCGCGCCCGTGGCCAGGGTGGTGACCAGGAAGGCCACCACAAGACCCACCTTGCTCTCCTTGGCCAGGCTCTTGCTGCCGTTGTTACTCGGTCCCGCCGTGGTGGCTGGGTTCGTCATGGTCATGCTCCCTCGTAGGGCTTGCATCCGAGGTCTTTCCTCAGGACGCTGAAGTTCTTTGCCAGTGCCTTTCCTGTCTCCGATGTCGGAGGATTCTGGCGATAGGCGTCATCGGACAGTATGACGATCGCGCACAGTTTCCGCTCCGAATCGCGAATGGCCCTCTCGGTCAGGATCCGCATGGTGATCAGCGTGGCGCCGGCAGCCAACATCACAGTAGCGATCATGATCAGGTAGACGTACGCGCCCCGCTTGATCCTAGTCCGGGCCTCTTCTCGAACCTTCTCAATCTCGGTGGTGGTCGCCTCGTCCATGCGGGTCACCGGATCGGAGCGAGAAGGACTACATAGAGGAATCCGAGGATGATGCTGACTCCGGAGATGATGGAGACAGCGAGACCGTACGAGATCCGAGCCAGAGCGCGAATGCCTGCACTGCTCCCGGTATCCCCGCTATTACCATCCCGCCAAGAAACACGCTCAGATTGAACTGATCCAGCGGCCGAAGAGTTTCGTAGATCATCAGGCCCCAACCGAGGGCGAACGATACTCCGTCCCGACTGAGACCCAGCCGGCCTGGTCGTTGACGTCCACGCGTGCTCACTCATGATCCGCCGATCTGTCCGGGGACTCGGGACGATTGAGATGGGTCAGGCGCTAAAGGTGGCCGTGTTCAAAATCTGCACCAGGCGCGCCTCTGTCACGCCCGCAGTGTCCGGCAGTTCAGCCGCGATCGCAGCGGCCAGGGCGGGAACGTCGATCACGGGGGCGCTGACCGCCTGGACCGCTGCGAGGATCTCGGCGAACTTCGCCGGGAAGGTCTCCAGGGTCTCGATGTCCTGGCCGAGGTTCGGGCCGGACGCTCCGAGCACCTTGCTGACCACGGCCGTTGCCACGGCGTTGACGGAATCGGTGGTGAGGTCTACTGCGGCCATGTCGTCTCCTGATTCGAGCTGGGAAATCCGGGCGAAGAGCCTGGACCACGGGAAGTTGGGTCCGGGATCGGTGTGTGTCCCACCGTCCTCTGGCCATGCGAGTGTGGCGTCAAGATGCTCGGCGAAGCCGTTACGGCCCGCGCGAAGTTGGGCCGGCGTGAGGTTGACCAAGGGAAACCGGCCGAAGTACTTAGCGCGCAGCTTGACACACAGATGTGCAGCCTGTTCAACGGTCGCCATGCTGATCAGGTCGGCCCACTCGCCAGGCGTCTGCCCAGTACGCCCGCAGATCTCGATCTGGATGCCGACGTCGTTGCCGTGCGTTCTGGCCGCGTGCGCCTCATCAGTGGTCCGTACGCACTGAACGACGCTGTTACTGTCCACGAAAAAATGGGTGCTCGTGCCATCGGTACGCCGAGCGTCGTACGCGGCGCCGTCCTCCGCGGAGGACGGCCCCTCGCTGCCCTCGGTCGTGTGAATGAAGATCACAGTCGGTTGACCGGCCTTGCGGCCCGGCGTGAAGCTGTTCGGTGGCCTCAGCGTGTAACCGAGACCTGACTCACTCGCCATGCTGTCCCCCCTCGCTCCGGGTCATCGTACCCACTAGGCCACCTCGGAGATGTGCACGAGCAGGCTCGTGTAGATGTTCAGGCTGACGTTGGACACCATCGTGCCCCGCAATTTGAACGTGTACGTCCCCGCCGTGGTGATCGTGGTGGACCAGTTGCTGGCGGTGCTGGCCTGACTGGAGGCCGTTCGGACGGACCAGATGTTGAATACCGGGCTGCCGTTGACGTCCCAGACGGCCTGCACGGTGGCCACGGCCGCGGGGGCCACACCGCCGGCCCTGCCGTCGAACGTCCACCAGAAGTCCGCCGTGGCGCCGTCGGTCTCCACCACAATCGACGTCGACGCACCGGGAATGTCCGCCAGAGTGGTCGACGTGAATGAGCCGGACGAGACGACCCAGTAACTCTTGCGCTGAAGCCGGTTAAGCCGCTGCGCAGTGATGAACTGGCCAGGACTGAAGGACATGGTCTCTCCCTAGAACCCGACCACGGCCGGATCCCAGAGGGATACCGCCGTTCCGGAGGCGTGCGTTGCCGAGTAGCCTGCCACGCCTCGGACGGTGGCGTTCAGGGTCTGCGCCTGGCCGGCCCCGTTGCTGATCGAGGTGACCGTGACCCGCTCACCGCCGATGTTGAAGTCCACCCCACCGGTCCACAGTCCGGCCGTGTTGTCCCACTTCAACTGGCCGCTGGTAGTGGTGATCGGGATGGACAGCGCGGTGGAGCTGATAAGTGCGGTAGTGGTGCAGGCGTCCGAGTCCACCCGGCCATAGATGCCGGTGTCGTCCGCCACCGCGGTCCGCCACACCCTGGCCGAGGCGGCATTCATTTCCACTGTCCAGCCGTTCGGCCAGAGGGTGGCGCTGAAGCCCTCCACCACTACGTCCGCCTCATTGCCGGTCAACTGGGCCAGGCCGGTAGTAGCGGTCAGCCGGAACCCGTAGCTACGAGTCCGCCAGGACGGGATGAGCAACCGGTTGCGGGCGTAGTTGACGGACAGGCTCGGCCATCTCATCGCCTTGACCGTCCCGACGTTGACCCGCCATGCGGCCTGATTCGGCAGCACCGAATCGTCGAAGACGTTGATGGTGTCCGAGTCCTCCCACGTGCCGACCCTGGCCACCGAAGCATCGTTCTGGTAAGTGGTGGAGCCACCGTCGGTGCGGGACATGGTGAACTTGTTAACCAATTTCTGGTCATCGCGAACCGGCTTGGGCACCCCGTCGATCTCGCCGGCCGCCTTGCTCAGGGTCATCCGGGCTGCCAGGTTCCACCGTGCCGAACGGGGGATGAACTCCAGTCCGGATCCACGCTCAGCGATCACTGCATAGTCAGCTTTACCGCACGCGTTCAGGATGGCCAGCGTCCCCCCGCGGGGCTGTGGTCCCATCTTCTCGCTCGTGCCGGGCTGGACGATATACGGAATGCCTGCCTCACCGCACACGCGCGCGAACCGGTCCGCGGCAAGCTCCCCCTCGTACCCTGCGGAAACCAAGCTGAACGAGTCGGTGACGAACGGCAGAGTGTTGGAACCGCTCCAGAGATGAGCGAACGATGTGCCCTGCGCGCCGGTGAGCTGGATCCAGTTGAAATCGGTGACGGTAGCCCCGGTCACCGTGCCGGTCTGCGCCCAGTAGGTCGGTAGGCCCACCTGGTGAGTGATGGCTGCCCAGTCCGTGCTACCGGGTGTGCTGCTGTTGTCCGTCTCCAGCTGCCACGCGAACCATTCGGTGAAGTCGATCGGTGGCAACGCGTTGATGGCTGAGGTGGCCACCGAACCGTCCGCGGCGATCCCCTCAACGTAGATACCGGTCACGTCGATGGACAGATCCCAGATCGGTACGGGGCCGCGCGATGCACGGAATCGGGCGATCCGGGTCTTGGTAGCCGGCAGCACGGGCAGCTTGGCCAGGAACATGGTTGCCACGCCGGTGCTGATGCCAGGAGTGGTGTGCACTACAGCCGTGATCGAACCGCCGGCCGCGTCGGTCACTGTAGGGGCGGGTCCGCCACCGGCAAGCGTGTTCTCTTGAGCTGGAGCAGTCCCGACGAAGGTGGCCGGGGTATTGGCCGGAGTCACTGAGCTGAACGACTTGGAGGCCTCCCCGTCCTCCAGTGGCCAGTAGCCCCTCAGTCCGGCCGTGCCTGCCAGCTGCCGCCGAAGTGGACTCTGAACGGGGTTGGTGCCCTGCCGTAGCTGGCGCAGGATCCCGGACGCCGTGATGGCAGCCCACGAGTTGTTTCCGGTGATGTCCCAGTCCAGCGGCCAGGACACCACGGCGCCGGAGAACTCGAACGCCGTGACCTGGAAATCGTCCATCGCAATGAACGGTGAGGCGCCGGAGTTCGTGTTACCGCTGAACCGCACGGCGTAGATACCGATCTGACTGCCGGTCAGTGCACTGGAAACGGTTGTGGTGATCTGCCAGGAGGTGGGTTCTGCTCCGGCCGATGGCCAGGCCTTCACTCTCATCTGACTGCCGTCGATCTGGGTGCGCAACTTCCATGGCACATTGGCTGTGTACGTACTGGCCGGGATCGGATTGAGTCCAACAAGGTTCGATCCCGAACCCGCGACGAATTGACGGATTTTCACCGTGCAGGTACCGGCCGTATCAAATTCCAATGTGGAGTATGCGTAGTTGTTGGCGTCCGAGTGCCGCACGCGATGACCCAGCCCGTAGCTGGCACCGGTTGCGGTGGCTAGGGGGGTGATGGTGGAGATGATGTCAGCGTCCCGCGCGGTGGCGTTGTTGGCCGTGGCAACGGTGGCGGTATTGGCAGCGGCCAACAGGACGGTCCCCTTGGATCCGTCCACCTGGAAATTGGTGCCCAGCGATACGGACCACGAGAATGCCTGAGTGGCGTCTACCGTACCCCAGTCGTTGCTGACTGATCGGGTGAAGGTGTCCACCCAGCTCCGGACTCCCATCCGGATCGGCGTGTTCAAATCGATCAGACCGTAATAGGGGCCAGCGAGATTATCCGTGGAGAATCGACCATCTCGATTATCGAGAGTCAGGTTCATCTGACCGGCGTCCGGGTCCTTGGCCTCGTCCTGGGCCCCACCCGAATAGGTGATCGCCTGGCCCCCGTCGTCGCCGGGATGGCGCAGGTAGCTGGAGATGTCCACATAGTACGGTTCCCAAGTGGCCGGGTCCAGTTGAGAGTTTGCCCCGGGATACAGCCAAAGGCGGACATCGAAGAGGTTGGTCATACCGGCTCCGCCTGGAGCAGGTTCGCGGACCGGATCAGCTTGCGCACGAAGGCTACAACCTCCGATTGACCGACCACTTCAAGCTGTAGCTTCTGTGGGCCTCGCGACTGGCCCCCCGCAGCTACACGCATGGCCCCCCGGCTGGCGGCAGCCGAGGTTATCCGGCCGGCCGCCGGGAAGGTGGCAATCTCGGGACCGTGCTCGCCTACCAGGAATGCCTCACCTCGCCACACCGGTCCGCCGGCCGCACGCTTCTTGAGACTCTTCTTCTCTTTATTGTAAGAGTCCATGATCGTGTTGGTGGTCTGGTTGCTGATTCGGTTGATGTAGTTCGTGATGACGGTTGCACGGTAGGTCTTGGCGTACGCATCTCCGGCACCCTTGGCCAGCTGAAACTGCCGTCTGACCGCGGCAATCTGGCTCGCGGTCAGTCCGGCCGCACCGAGGGTGGCCTCCATGGCGGGGGTCAGTTGGCCGCTGAATGAGCCGGACAACGAACCGGCCGCCCCCTGAAGGTCGATGGCAGCGGTAGCGAGGTCGCGCGAGGCGGCGCCCGCCTCCTTGCTCTTACCGCCATACTTCTTGACGGCCTCGGTTAACGCTTCCTGCTTGGTCTTCAAATTGTCCTGGGCGGACAGTAGTGCGAACGCCGGATCAGTCTGCTTGCGTAGTTCATCACTGACGGCCTTCAGAGCGTCTCGCTGTCCGCGCGAAGCCTTCATCTCGTTGGACTGAGCCGTGCTCAGTTTGTTGGTGCTATCCACCGCGGCGGCAAGATAGTGGTTGTAATCGGTTGCCGAACCGTTGGCACCGATCAGGCCCTCGCGGTACAGCTTGGCCGCTTCCGACCCCTTCTTGTAGCCGTCGGCGGTCAGGTCCAGCCAACTGACGCTGTCCTCCAGCGAGTCCCTGAACAGCTTGGCCGGGATGAGGGACTGATCCAGCGCCCCCTTCAACGTGGACAGTGATCCGACCAGGAAGGTCACCACGTCGATCATGGAGGTCATCGCACTGGTCAAGAAGTCCAGGCCATCCGCTCCAGCCTTACTGTTGTTGCTTGCCACGTCGATCAGGTGGCCGAGATGGATGGATACGTTCTCCACCATGTTGCCGAGGCTCTTCAGCGGCGGGCCGGCAGCCCCGCTTGCCTTGACGAACGAGCCCAGCAGTACATCGCTGGCGCGCACGAGGTTGTCCACGAACGGATCCAGGTACGGCGCGACGTTCTTGAAGATCTTCCCCAGCGCGGCGCTGGCCCTGGTTGCCAGGGCCTCCACCTTGCCGAGATCCTTCATGATCGGACCGCTGAACGCATCCCTGGCCGAGGCCTGGATACCGGCCAGGAACGTCTTGCCGATCCGTGATCCCCAGCTCTTGATCTTCTCGTCCGAGGACGCGGCCAGGGCCACCCCGCCGATGATCCCGCCCAGGCCGATCCCGCCCACGATGGCTCCGCCGACGGCCGCGCCCAACTGGGGCGCGATCGCTGCCGCGAGCACGGCAACGGCTCCGATCACGTAACCCTTGCTCAGGGTGATTCCGTCCCGGATGCTCTGGGCCAGGCCTTTGCCGAGCGCGTTACCACTGCTAGAGATCTCTCCAGCATCGGGCAGCATTCCGGCCAGGATGCCCTTGCTCTTGGTGGTGCGCCGGATGTCGTTCTCCACCTTGCGCATCGCCTTGGAGACGTCCAGCTTCTCGGCCTGACTACCGGCCTCGTGGAAGGCCACCGCCAACAGGCCCAGCTCTCGCGTGCTCTTGCGAATCTCCTGATCCAGGTCGCTGATTCGGCGTTTGGTGTCGGCCGCGGAGTGTCCAAGCTTCTCAGTTTCCCTGCCGGCGACGACCGTGACCCCGCCGAGCTCTTCGGTCTGCTTGCCGAGCTTGTCGGTCTGCTTGCCGAGCTTGTCCAGGTCGCGTCCAGCACCTTCGGTCCCTGGCCCCATCTTGTTGCGGGCGAGGAGATCTAGGACCAACTGGCGTTTCTCGTCAGCCATCCCGGCCACCCTTTACTTCGGTCCAGTAGTCCATATGATCCACCATCAGGGGCACCGAGAGATCCAGCAGTTGCTCACGACCGAGGCCGATCAACACTGCGAACATCGGTGCCCACCCGTCCACGAGGTGGCCTACTCCGCCACTGGCAAGCTCGGCAAAACGACCGTATCCGTTGGGTCCGAGTTCGTATTGCCGAATCGGCCAACCACCGGGAGATCCGGCTCCGAGACTTCCGGAGCCTGCTCTTTTCCCTCGGACGGATCCCGCCACTCGATCAGGTTGGTGATCGGGTTGAACGTCTCAAACGACCCGGCCAGGCCCTCGTCCTTGGTGCGCACGCCGAGCCACGCCGCCGCGGTGTCTCCGAGGGTCGTGCTGTTGCGGACGCCGTTCATCACCACGATCATCGGCGTACCGATCTCGCCTTCCAGCTCGATCAGGTCTCGCGCGCGCATCCGAAGGTATTTGCCCTCGTCGTAGGTAAACCAGCGGTCCCCGTACTTCTGGACGTCCTCCGGGTCGGTGAACCGGAACTCCAGCGGATCCAGTGCCTTCAAAGCATTCGGCTTACCCATGGTCTCGCTCCCTCGCTCTTGCTATGCCAATCGCTTGACGAAATCGTCGACTACCTTGCCGAGTTGCTTCTGGGCCTCGTCCATCGCGTGATCCGTGCCTCGCTTGTGGAATCCGGCCCGGATGCTGGTGACTTTCCAGGGGCTGGTCCGGTGACCGAATACCGGGTGGCGTAGGACACCGCGGTTCAGGGCCACGATGTCTCGACGCTCCCCCTTGCCGTCAGCGTAGGTGATCAACTGAACGGTGGCCTGTTGAGATCCGTTGCGCCGCTCCAGCCGGAACTTCAGGCTCCTGCTGAACACGGCCGAATATCCACCACTGTCCGGCATGGTGGATACCGCCTCGGCCCGGATGCTGACCTTCACCGGGTCGGCCGCCTTGCTCAACGCTTTGCCCATCTCGCGTGCCAGGTTCCGCCGGCCCTCGGCATAGATCTGAGCGGCCACCTTGTGCAGCGTGGCCGCTCCCTCGATCCGGAACTCCAGAGACATTGCTCAGTACGCGCTCAGGGTCGGAATGCCGTCGACTTGGAAGGTTGCTGCGACCGGAACCCGGTCCGAGACGCTGGCGTCGTAGGTCAATTCGGTGCACCAGCATTCACCGAGGATCTTCAGGGCGCCCGTGGTGGATCCGGCCGGACCATACTCGAACGAGGCCGTAGCCACCGCGGTCCGAAGCCCGTTCAGGACAGTGGACACACCGGTGGTCGCCGTGGCCTCGTAGTGGCCACCGATCGAGAACTGGACGTTGGCCAGGCTGGGGATGCTCTTAGTGCCGGCGTCTCCGAACGCGGTCACCTCAGACAGCGCCCTGGCGCCGGGAAGGCCGGAGACCTGATTCAGGTAGATCTTGATAGCGCGCAGGGTTCCGCCGGAGTCATCCAGCGAGAACACGGCATCTTTTCCGTGGACGAAAGCCATAGCGGCAGACCCTTCCTAGCGTGGAGCAGCGGCGACCAGGAAAGTCACCGAGCCAGTACCCGTGACGTCGGTGACGACTCGGAGATAGCGATTGACGGTAGTGCCGGTGGCGACCTTGACTCGCTCCGAGGTCAGCCCGGTGACCAACGTGAAGGCCACCAGATCCGCCCACACCGAGTTATCAACAGAGTGCTGAATCTTCAGGGCGGCCGAGGTGAGTCCGGAGTACGCGGTCACATGAATGGCGGCGACCAGACCGCGCGTGCTGGGCGTAGAAACAGTCCCCCGGTCCACCGCCGTACCGTTACCGTCTACGGTCTCCGCGGCCAGAGCGTGAATGGTGTAGCCCATCTCCACCGACTCGTCCGGCTGGGCGGTGAACGTCATCCCGACGGCATCGGCCACGCTTGCGTCCACGGCGTAATCGGTCGGGTCCACTACCGCGAAGAACGCCGGCTTGCCGATGGCCACGCCCTCGGGAAGGCAGGTAATCAACAGGTTGTTGTCCACGCCGATGCTGGCCTGGAGTTCCACCTGAAGCCCAGTGGTGGAGTCGAGTTGCTCCGGACCGCGTAGCCCCAGGGATCCGGACATGAGGCCGGGCACGAAGAACGCTCCGGCGCTACCGGCAGTCTGGCCGATCGTGGTCACCTCGGACACGGCGCGCTGATGGGCCATGGTCCAACCGGAGATCTCGGAGGACACCACTCGCTCATTGGCCAGGACCACCGTGGATGAACCGTGCGCGAATGCCATGTCAGCTCACAATCTCAATGATCAGCTCAGCACCAAGGTACGGCACCTTGTTGTATTCGATGGTGCCGATGCTGCGTACCCGGCTGAACACGGCGTAGGACACTGTTCCGCCCAGGGTCTGGTTGGCCTGGAGGGCTGCCTTCAGTCTGGCCACGCCGGCGGTATTGCGCCTGGACAGGAAGCGCCACAACTCGCGCTGAGCTCCGGTCATGTCCTGGAACTGGACAAGGACAGTGGCCAGGACGGTGAAGCCGTCCGCCCCGGCGCCCATGTTCAGGTCCCAGTCCAGATCGTCTATCTCCAGGACAACAGCCGGGACACTGATCTGGGCCGGTACCTCGGCCGCGCACGAGATGATCTGCGCAACGCCGTTGAGGACGTCGCCGGTCGGTACCCCGTTGAAGGTGCCGGCCAGAGCGTCCATGATCTCGCCTATCTCGTAGGACGTGCCCTCTTGTGGAAGCGAGTCCGCCTCGGCGGTGGCCGTCCCGGACAGGTCCAGCGCCGGCAGAGTCAACGTCCCGGACGCGTTGGGGTCCACCGTCCCGGACGCGGCCAGGGTAAGCGCTGGAAGGCTTAGTGCGGCGGCAGCGGTGGGCCCGCCGTCCCCGCTCGGCTCGAACAAGACGTCGGCAAAGTAGTTCGTCGATCCGCCAGCATGGCTGTTCGGGAAGGCTAGGGCGGCGCTGATATTGAAGACGCCCTGCGCGATCGTGAAGCCGCCGGCGGTTCCACCGTCCGCGGGTCCGGTGATGTCCCCGTTGACGATCGCGCCGGTGAAGGCGCCCGGACTGGCTACGTACCGACCTTCGGAGTTGTTGACTCCGATCCGGTAGGCCTTGGCCAGGTCGATCATGACCGGCGTGTCCAGCGCGGTCGTGTTCCAGCCGTTGGAGGACGGGGAACCGACATGCACTTTCGACTGGAGTAGGGTGCCGGCCGAGCCGCTGGTCAGCTCCCAAACCGCCACGGTGTAGGTGCCCGTGTTGGTTACTGGGCACCACCACCGGACATGCGTGATCGTGCCTGCCACCCCGAACGCCAGCGTGACACCACGAGTGATCGTGGGCGTCCCGTCGTTCTGGTTGTTCTGAGCCGGTGTCTGGCCGGTGAACAGGCTTTCGGTCATCGGCTACTGAATCGGCTCGGTCAGCGTGAGCGCGGTGACGGACACAGACAGTCCGGAGGTGACCGTGGTGGAGGTCATGGTCAGGTCGCCACCTCCACCGGTGGCGGTGACTGATCCGTCGATGATGGCGACGTTGTTCGAGTCCAGGATCCGGAACCATCCGGCCGTGCCCGACGCCGCCGCGAGAGCAGTCAGTACCGGGCTCACGTCGGCCGCTGCCGTCCCGCTGGCCGTGGCGTCGAACGAGGGATCAGCGAAGGGGATATCGGCCAGGAGGGTCCCGCTGGCCGCGGTGGCTACGCTGGCGGGCTGGGCGCCGGTATAGATCCGGATCTTCCCGGCGCCGGATCCGGCATCGATCAGGGTCTTGACCGCATCGACCATGGCGGTACGAACGGCGGTATTGATGCGAAGGGTCATGAGGCCACCTGAATCTCGTCGATCATGTACGGCCGGAGCTTCTCCTCGGCCAGGGGGTTGGCCCGGATCCGCATGGCGTAGTCACCGAACCCCTGAACACCGAAGGGGGTGTCCTTGCTCTTGTTGACGTCCGCGGCCAGGAGTAGGGCAGCCGTGGTCACGCCGGCAGGAACGTTCTCCCATCCCCACTTGGCCGTGACCTTGACCGTGGTGGCCGCGTAGAACAGCGCGCACATCAGGGGATGGCCACCGTAGAGCGAAACCACCCGGCTGTACGGCCAGCCGGGGGTCATGTCCACGATCCCGTCCAGCGGCTCGAACTGGAGTTGTGTCTGATCCCATGCGGTCCCCGCGGTCTGGCCGAGGTACGGCGTGAGGACGAGGCCGGACAGTGTCCAGAAGTCGTGCGTGTCCAGGCCGCTGCGTCCGGGACGAAACGTCCTGTCCGTGGCCGTTTCGGATCGGCCGAACTGGCGGTGTGTCCACCGGGTGATGTCCTCTGTGGCCCCAGCGATGCGCGCGTCCAGGCGTGCGTTCTGCGTGGTGTCCGAGTCCCGGATGCCGATCCAGTCCTTCAGCTCGGCCAGGGTGATGTACGGATCCCCGATGGCTACGGCGGTCACGGTGTCCACAACCCCAGCGGGCTGAGCTGGTTCTTCATATACAGCTCCGCGTTGCGCGCGATCTCGTGCCCCTTCGCCTGAATGAGGGTCTCCTGCTGCTTGGCGTACTCCACCTCGTCCAGGTAGATCCCGCCCTTGTAGTGCGAGGTCTTGATCGACGTGTCCACGCCGAGCAGCATGCCGGCGCCCTGCACGCGGATGCAGAACGAGAGATCTTCGGAGAACGTCCGCGACGTGCCGTTGCCTCCGGCGGTGGGATCCGTGATCGGCATGAACGGCTCCGGGCCCACCGCGACCAGGGCGGTGCGGTGCACGAGCAGGCAAGCTGCACCGGTGCCGGCGGCGTGCTGGAAAGTGTCCCGCTGGTATTTGCCGACGTGTCGGAAGCCAGACTCGCCGGTGGTCTCCACGGTGACGTAGCCGTAGATGGTCGGGATGATCCGGTAACGGACCGCACCCAGCGGGCCCTGTCTCTGCTCAGGGTCGATCTTCTGTGCGAAGCAGAGGGCGCCCAGGACGGGCACGTCGTTCGCCTCGGCGGAAGTGATCATCCGATCGATGGTGTCCGGCGCGTAGCCCATGTCGGAGTCGACCATGAACAGCCACTCAGCGTCCTGTTGGAGGAAGTAGGCGGCGATCTCGGAGCGGGCCGAAGCCAGGCCCATGGCGCCCGCCTGCTTGCGGACGAACTGGCGAGAGCCGTTCTGGCCGAGGATCCGGCCGGCGTGGGCCTGGTCGTAGACCATCATCTCTGCCCAGGACAGGCCGAACGATGCGGACCATTCACCGCCGTCGACCACAGCCGGGATGACGGAACCCGGCCTGTAATCCTTGTCCGAACACCACGGATCCGAACAAGGTTCGCCGGTCGTGTGCTCGTTCGGATCCACTGTCTCCCCTGTCATGATCCCGTGTCCTCGCTCGCTGGGCATCGCTGGGTTGATGCCCGGCTCCCCGCACCCAGCGAGGACGGGGAGCCGGGAGTTCACTACTTCGATTGCTGCGTGGCCTTCTTCACCGGAGCCGGTTCGGGCGCGGTTTCGGGTCCACCGTTGGCCATGTCCTGGCCAGCCTTGATCGTGGCAGCCTGACCGGCCTTGATCGCGGCCACCCGTCCCGGGTCCGCCTGGACAGCTTCCTGGCCGGCGGGGGTGTCCTCGGCCTGATAGTCCTGGACGGTGCTGGACACCGCGGCGACCTTGCCGGGCGTCGGACGGTTGTCTCCGTCCTCGGTACTGCCGGCGAGGTTGACGTGCGCGCCGTTGACGTCCACGGCGCCACCCTGCGGGGTGATGAATACGCCATCTCCGGCGGTGACCACCTGGCCAGCGTGGAACTCCGGGGGCTGCTTGTCGTCGTAGTCGGGATCGCCCGAACGTGCCTTCTGGTAGACCATCGCTGGTCCTCTCTGGGTGATGGGCGGGGACGCTCATCCGTGTGGCCAACGTCCCCGCTCCGGTTGGATCAGGCGGTGGTCTTGTCCACGAGCAGCCGGAAGGCCACGTCGTTGATCGAGTCTGCGCCGTTGCGGAAGTGCATGTACCAACCGCGGCGGCCGTCCGGAAGGTTGTTGCTCGTGTTGAACAGGTGCGGGATGAACTCGATCGAGGTCGATCCCGGCTTGTCCACCACGAGGTAGTTGCTGAAGTCCCCGAAAACCAACTGCGGGTCGTTCGTGGTGGTCTGCTCCAGGAATGGCGCCTCGTCCGACTCCTGCACCGGTCGGCCGATCAGCCGGTCGGTGAACGCCTGAGTGAGGTCGGTGGAGTAGCTGGCCGAAAGCGCCGTACCCAACGCCTGGATGTAGCCCAGGAAGGTCGGGTTCATCAGCCAAGTGCCGCGACCACGCCAGCGGACCGGCAGGGCACGCCGGACCTTCTGGATGTCCGCCAGCAGGATGCCGGCGGCGTCGTGCGCCGAGGTGACCACCGAGGACGTACCGGCCAGGGCGGTGAAGATACCGGTCGGCTGACCCGAGCCAGAGCCGGTCGCGTGCGCGGCGGCTTCCAGCCGGTCCTTGGCGTCCGCCAGCATCATCTGAACGTCTCCGGCCAGGCCGGTGATGTCCTCGAACGACTCGATCGACGCCATGATCAGCGCCTTGGCCGAGTAGACCGGCACCTGAGCGGGCGCCACGGCCGGAGTGTCGTCGGAGACCTCGGTCAGTTCCGCATCCCACGAGGCGGTGGCTCCGGCAGTGGTGACGCCGTTCCACTTGTTCGCCCCGCCGGTCAGCGTGACCGTGCGCGCCATGCCGCGGATCACGTTGCTGACGCCGTTGTTGGTGAGCACGAGGGTCGGGTCCAGGTGGGTCGGCACGAGGTAGCCGCCGGCCGTGTTGGTGCCCACCGCGATCGCGGCCCGCTCCACCTCGGTCAGCGTGATCCCCACGTTGTCACCCATGGTGATCTTCTCGAACGCGGAGATGTAGTTCGGGTCCATCCGGCCGAGGATGTTCTTCGACCAGGACGAGTCGCGCTTGTGCCGCTTGACGAATTTCTCCAGCGATCCGTCGTACCCGTCCGGCATGTCGTATCGCTCGCTGGCCCGGTTGATGTTGTCTGCCAGGCCGTCCCGCCACTCCTTGTCCCCCATGTGCCGAGAGCTGGAGCGCAGAATCTCGAACTCGTCACCCTTGACGATGACGGCCGGCCCGGCACCCCGCTCGCGACGACGCTCGATCGCCGGCGTGTCCCGCTGGTCGCCCGGCTCCACGTTCTCCGGGTCCTCGGCCAGCTCCTGAAGCCGGGTGATCTCGTCCTCGTACTCGGTGGAGCGGGTGAGTTCCTGCTCCAACTCGGGAAGCAGGTCCAGCGCGGTGTCCTGACGGGTCAGGTCGGCATCGGCCGGAGCTTCCATCTCGTGGACTTCCAGCACGATCCCACGCTGGATCTCGATGTCCGCCAGAACGGCGGTTGAACTACGACGCCTCGGCATCCTTGATCACTCCCAATTCACGTGCGCGCATCGTGTTGTAGTTGCGACGCGCGCGGATGATTCGATCGGAGTGACCGGTGGTCGGGTCCGTCTCGGTGCCGGCGGGGGGTCCGGGTGGCGTCCCGCCGTTGTCGCTGCCGTCGGGTGAGGCGTTGTGCGTACCCGCGGCTATGTCCTGGATCATAGACCTGACCAGCTCTGCCAGATCATCCTGTGATCTGATCATGACCAGACCGTCTCCGTCGTACGCCGGCGCGGGGGTCGGGCCGTATTCCTTCAGGCCCAGCTCCATCCGCTCGATGTGCGGGATGCCCTCGCGCTCCGGAAGCTTCCGGTCTTGGAAGACCCTGCCGTTGAACGACTGGCCGCGAATCTGGCCACCTTCCCACGCGGCCAGAACGGCGTCCGCCACCTGCCCGTCGTTGTACCGGGAAATGGTGATCAAGCCTTTGCCGTCGGGGCGAATGTCCACCGGGGTGGCGATCGGCACGGCGCCGAGGATATTGGGCCTGCCGGACAGGTCATACCCGTGGTTGTAATAGACCTGCACGCGGCCGATCCCGTGCCCGATCGTCCGGTTGAACGCTGCCCGGTTGATCTCTTCCCAGTAGTGGCCGTGCTTGTCCCGGATCTCCGACGGCTGACCGAAGAACGTCGCGTAGGCGGTGACCTCACGCCCCTTGCGGTCGCGCTTGATATCGAAGTCGTCGATGGCGACCCACCGGGAGATCAGTTGCTCACTCATGGCTCTCCTAACTCCCGATGTTCTGTTTGCGGGCCGCGCGCGCCCGGTCGGCCTTGCTCGGATGCTGCGCGTTGGGGTTAGCACCCATCCCGGTTCGAGCCCGGGGCTGCCGGCGCTTCGCCGGAGCGGCTTTCCTGGCAGGTTTCGGCTTGTTCGCCTCGTGCTGTTGGTGCGCCAGGTGCGCCTGATGTGCGGTGTGCTGCTTGTGCTGGGCGGCCTGATGGCGGACGTGCATGGCGTGCTGATCGTGCTGACTGGGCTTCAGCTTCTTCAACTTGGCCAGGAGTGCCGGAGTTACCTTCCCGTCCACCGTCAACCCGAGGCGCTGCTGGAGTCGGCGTACCGCGGCCGTGGTCTTCGGACCGAACTTGCCGTCGACCTTCAGCTGATTGCCCTGGCCGTCCACGATGCCGAGCCGGTTCAGCTCTTTCTGGAGTGCGGCGACGTTCTTGTCCCCGCCCGGGGCGCCGTAGCCGGTCCCGCGGCCCTTGCCGTCATAGCCGATGTGGCCTGAAGTCTGGGTCTGACCGCCGGCCCCCTTGGTGACGAACTGTCCGCCCTGCGCGCCGGTACCGCGTTTGTGCAGTGCCTCGGTATATGCCACGGGTCAAGCTCCGATCTGATCGAGGGCACCAGCCAAGGAGGTATCCGCGGCCGGATCCACCTCGGCCGCATCGGGCTCGGGAACGGCGTTCGGATCCGCTCCCGGCGCACCTGCTTCCGATCCCGGGGGCTGAAGCTGCACGGAGACCATCCCGGAATGCTCCAGTTTCGACCAGTCGTCGGCTATCACTGCGGCGGTGACGCTGTCCGGCGTGTAGCCGGCCGCGATACCGGCACTCATGGTGCCCATCTCGGTGGATTGCCGAGTCGCGATATCCGTCTGATCCTCGCGCAGGAACGCCACATCGGATGCGTCATACCAGAGCCGGGAGTCCTTGGGCACGTCCACCAGTGGTGCGATCGCCCCGCAGAACGAACGCCACTGCGAACGCAGGAACAGGTCACCGTAGGCGCGCTTCGCCTGGCCGTAATTGGAGTAGGTGGCAGCCTGGAGACCTTCGGACAGGCCCACAATGATCGGCGGTACGCCGCCGGCGGCAGCAACTCGTGTCTCCCCATGGCCCTGGGTGATGGCGAAGTCCAGCTGGCGCATGTCCGCACCGATGACCCGGACGTCGGCCCCACCGCCGGTGTACAGCGTTTTATACGCCTGGTCCACACCCACAGAGGCATCATTCATTTGTTGTACAAAAGCCTTGAATTTCTCCGGGCTGACCGATTCCTTCAGGGAAACGGACAAATTGGGGGTGGCCGCATTCTCAAAGAACTTCAGCTTATGGGTGGTGGCAGCCTTGTCCGCCTTGAACTCCTCGATTACCGGAGTGAGCCAGGACATGCCACGGAATTGCGCGTCGGGGTCCGGAATGGGCGCCCAGAAGGCTGCCTCGGAGGTCTCCGGGTTACCGGTCACCAGATACAGCTTGGTCGGGCCACCACTCCAGGGCCCACCCGCGGTGTATTTGATCCCCACAATGTCTGAGGCCACCGCCTGATCCGGCGGGGCGGTGAGAATGAACTCGCACCAGTCGGGCCGCAATCGTCGGAGCCGGTCAGCATTGTTCCCGAAACCGTCTTCGCGCGCCCAGAAGGCGGTACCTGCACCGGTAATGTCCTGTTCCGCACGCAGGAGCAGGGTCTGACTGGTGCCACCCGGCCAGGGGGTCTCCAGGATGTCCAGGGCAGACTTGGTCCGAAGGTCCGGGCCACCGCCGGAATCTCTCTTGCGCCGGAATTTGAACGTCACTTCGGAGAACGGGCGCGCACGGGCCATGCTCACCGCAAATATGATGCCATTGGCTTTGTAGGCCCCCTGGACGTAGCCCAGGAATGTGTCCTGGACCGGTTCGACTTTCTGGCCTGCATAGGTGGTCGTATAGCTGGGCTGATAGGTCTGGCCCTGGTAGCGCAGATACATGTCAGCGAACGCCTGGAATGACCCGTCTCCGAAACGTTCGATGTCTGGCACTATCCCGCGATGCCGGACTACTTCGGTAGACGAGCGGCCAATCAGCTCCCGACCGAACCGGGCGAGTTCCTGGCCAACACTCATGCCCAGACCACCAGCGGTTCGTCCTCTACGGGCTCGGGCGCCTTGGCTAGACCCCAAAGGGCGTAGGTCACGCTGATCAGTCCCGTGATGTCCGTGGTCGATGCTGCGGCGTCCCAGGCAAGGCCATCGCCAATCTTCCGGGTCACGGCGCCTCCCACGGCTAACGTCAATTCGGACTGGCCGAGGTGGACCACGGAGCGCGTTTCCTCAGTGGCACTGCTGGCCGCATCGTATATCATGCCGAACGCCTGAGCGACGTCCCGAGCCTGCATCTTGATCAGAGCCTCGTCCGGTTCCAGGCCTGCCGCACGTAGTGCCTGCTCTAGATCCGCCAGGATGGAACCCGCCGGTGAGCCGGGGTCGATGACGATCAGGCCGCCGGTAGCAAGGTGGAGCTTGACGAGATCGAAGATGAGCCAGTCGGTCCCACGGCCCTGCTTGATCAGCTCGATATGCCGGCGCCCGTCGAACCGTTCCTGCGCCACCCCGATAGCTCCAGTGGCGCGGCCACCGGCCCGCGGGCCCACGTGCACCGCAATGCAGGGCCGGCCGAGCAGTCGGGTAGGCGGAACCTGATAGCGCATGTCCGAGATCGGCAGGGACGGTTCCGGCCAGTACTCCGGGGTCGCGGGGAGGCCCTCATAGTTCTCAGTGCCGGAGTACTGATCCAACAAGAGGTTCCATTGCTCCTGGGTGATGACCCCGAACCCCTGGGTGAGGTCGGGGGGCCACACGCAGAGCCGCTCGCGCGCGAACCCGGTATCACCCATCGCGGCTCGCTCGCGCTCCATCACGTCCAGGGTGATGCGACCTACGGCCTCGGCCGGATTGCTCAGCTTCCAACCCTCGTGATCGTCCAGGTCGATCAGGTCCAGCTTGTCCAGCGAACCCTCCAGGCCATAATCCAGGAAGGTCAACAATTTGCCCAGAGCTGCCGCCTGCTGGCGCAACTGAAAGAGAACGGCACCAGATTCGCTGGTGAGTGGCGGCGAGGATGTCACCCAGATCTGCGGGTTGGGGACCGCGCTCATGGTGGGCAACTGCGCATCCTGCTGTTCCCGGGTCAGCGCGTACGCCTCGTCCCAGACGAGCTTATAGAAGGTGAACCCGCGGCCGGCACCCTTGGATCGAGCCATGAAGCGAAGTCGCTGCCCGGTCAGGAGTTCGATGCCCTCCTCGCCGTTGGCATTGATCACCTTCTTGACCTTCTTGCGCAACGAATCCGTGTTTTCGATCAAAAACAGGACTCGGCGGAACGCCTCCAACGCCGTCTTGTACTCGTGTGCACTGTGGCCGATCAGCTTCTCTCCGGTGCCGAACAGCCAGAAGAGCTCCAGGGCCTCCAGGATCGAACCCTTCCCATTCTGCCTGGCCACAATCAGGGCCACCAGCGAGGACGCCCACCGACCTAGCTCGGTCTCTCCGAGGCCGAGGATAAGGCACAGCTTCTGCCAATCGTCCAGAATCAAGCCGGCGGACTCGGCCAGGTCGATGGCCTCGAACCCGGAACTGAAGGCGAACGAGCGGGGGGCCAGCGCGATCCGCGGTAGCGCGCGCTCAATCGGCACGAACTGTGGCTGCCAGAACGTCCCGTCCGGCAGGAGCAGGCGGTCGCCGGTCGGCGTGAGCAGGGCCCCGCCGGTCCGTTCCATGACGTCGGACATGGATCACCCCCGGTCACAGCGTACGTGACCGGGGGTGGAGTGATCAGATGATCTCGACCGTGGTGTGATCCATGTTGTAGGCGCGCTCGATATCCCGGATCTTCAGGTCCACCTGATCCCGCTTCACCCAGTAAGGAAAGGCCCGGTCGTTCCCCTGGCCGTCCCAGTTGATCTGCGTGACAACGATCTTCCGCATCCCGACTCCCTCTGTAGTTGTTATGGGAGAACTCTAGCACGGCTATAGCAGGGCTAGCAAGCCCCCTGGACAGAGGAAACCCCCGGCCCATCGCGGGCCGGGGGGTCGAGGTGGTGCGCGTTGACGGAGTAGGCGCGTAGCGTCGCCTCGTTCTTAAGTCACGACCGAACGCCGATCCTCAGGCTCCCGAAGGAACCATCACCCAGCTTTCGACTCGCCAGCACGTTTAGGGAACCTGCCCTAGTACCCGACCGCAACCTCCGCCAACGCGAGATTGATAGTACGCGTGGATCAGACCTGCACGAGGACGATCCTGTCGGTGATGCCGGGAGCCAGGGCCTCCATCCGCACCCAGACCTGATCCGGGACGTTCCCGGCATCTGTGCCGAACGCCGAGGCCAACTCGCTGGCCGTGATGCTGGGCTCGTCCGGGACGCGGACGTTCACGGCGTTGATCACGCCGAAACTTCCGTCCGCGAACTGGACTGCATACTCGGCCGGCCCGGCAGAGTAGTCCACCACGGTGGCCGTGGCGCCGCGGTGCTTACCGCGCATGATGGAAATCTCGTCGCCGGTCTTGAACACAAGTACCTCGCTCTTGTCAGTCATAGCTACACTATAGCCTACCCAAGGGCCGATGTCCGCATCACTGCGTGCACGCTTCCAGTAGGGAAGATCTGAGCTGCCGTGTGCGGGTACGCCGTGCGGTGCGAACCGCCGCAGGTAAACGTGTTGAACAGCCACCACACGAAACGGGTGTCGTTGAAGAACGAGGCGTCGTCACCGGTCTGCACACCGATACAGGTGTTGCGTGGATTGGTCTCAAAATAACCCTCAGACCACACGGCCGGCTGGTTCGTGGCATAGTCCCATGACCGGTACAGGCAGAACAGATGTCCGAGACTGGCAGAGGGTTCACAATCCGCGGAACGCTGCTGCGCATAGGCTCGATCGGCGGCAACGGTCACCACTGTCGAGTAGTGGCTGATGTAGTCAGATACGGGATCAGCTTGGGCCGGCGTCGCGAATCCGGTCAGTCCGAGCGCCATGAGCAGACTGACCAGCAATGCCTTGAGTTTCATCATTCCCGGACTATAGCGTCCCGGCACGCATCCGAGCCTGCTTGAGCTTGTCCTCGCGCTTGCGCTTCACCTCATCCGCGGCATCGGTCACCGCGGCGGTCGTCGGCTTCTCCTGGCCCTCCAGCGCGTCCAGGGTCTTGACCACGGTGGCCAACGCCAGGGCGGTCTGACGCGCCTCGGCCAGCACCTTGTCCACCGTCACCTCGGCCACCGTCTCGGGCAGGTTGGTCGTGATGTGCCACCAAGCGTCCTGGTCGCCTTCCAGCTGGCGTTGCATGGTGTCGAGCCGATCCTTCAGCCGGCCGGCTTCGGTCTTGAGCGCGAGCACGCGCGCGTTGCGTTCCATCACAACACCTGGCCGAACGTCACGCCCCGGGGAGTCCTCAGCCGGATGGCCCGGAGACCGGGCAAGGCCTCGATATCGTCGCCGAACGGGCCGTGGTGCGGCGCCGTGTCGTGAAATCCCACGATCGCTCCCGGAGTCATCCACGGACGGTACCGCTCATACTCCGGAATGCGCAGATCCAGACGCGAGTCCAGCCAGGCGAAGTCCACCGGGCCGGTCGGCTCGAACTCCAGGGAGGAGATCTCGAAGACCGAGACCGGAAGGTCCTTGCAAACGTCGCGCGAGTGCTCGGCCCGGTCATGTTCGGTCTCCAGCGTGTCCAGGCGGCCGTGCCCGTTCACCTTGAGCGCGTAGCCGATGGCCGAGGCAGTCTGGCCGATGCACGTTCCGGTCTCGATCACGTATTCCGGCTGGAGCGCGCGCACGAACCCGGCCACGAGGTCACTCACCTCGAACTCCGTGGACTGGGGATCGGTGGACGTCCACCACTCCGGATGCGGACACCACTCTCGCGGCCGGGTCCACTTACTTTCCTGATAGATCATCGGCTGGCGACTCGAACGGAAGGCTCATGTCCCCATCCTATAGCTCGGCGCGTAACGCTGTGCAACGTCCCGGACTTTGTACCAAGCTTTGTAGTAGGGGGGAGAGGGGGCGAT